CGAAAGCGGTCAGCAGATTGTCGAACCCAAAGTTGTTGTAGCTTATAGCAACATCGGTGTTGCCGGCGGTTATTTTGCCTTGCAACTGAAAAGTCAGGCTGGTGATGCCGGTCCAGCCGATCCAAGCTGTCCAGTCGCCGTAGCCGGGGATCATAAACACGGTGGTAACAGTCGGGTTTGGTGAGCCGAACCATTCGGCCGAACCGATACCCGCCGGCCTGATCGCCTGTGTGCCACCGGGAACCTTTGCGGCACCGATTATTTCAGCGGAAGGGATGCCTGCCGGTGCGATTGTTGCCGCACCACGGGTTACTGTGGGTGCACCGAAAATTTCGCCAGATAGAAGACCTGCCGGTGCCGGATTCAGCTTGACTGAAGGCGCGCCGAACTGTTCAGATGTTTGGATTCCGGCTGGTGCGGCCATTATCTACCTACCACCGTTGGGACCTTGGGCGGAGTACATCGTTTCCTGGTGTTCCCCATACCTTGCCGCGATATCTTTCCCGTCACCGGTCGGGGCATTGATGTTGACGTCGCCGTTGTGTGTCATCATGCGGGTTTCCCCTTGACCGCCCTGACCGCCTTGACCGCCTTGACCGCCGGGTGGTAGCGGCGACATGCCAGGACCGGGTGCGCCGCCCGCTTTGGTGGTGGATTTGCCTGCCGCATTAGGGATTTGGGGCCTCGCCCCCGCCAAACCGCCCGCTATCCTTGTGAGCCAAGACTTTTGGGCAAGATCGCTGCCGCCGGTCGGCAGGAACGTTTGCAGTAAACCTTCGGTGGCGATGCCGCCGACCGCACCCGCATATTGGATTGCTCTTTGCGCCTCTTGCATGGCGATTTGGATTGCCATGCCGATCCCTAAACTTGCTGCGCCAGCACCCGCCCCGGCTGCCGCGCCGCCACCCACCGCGGTCATGCCGCCACCCATACCAGCTGAGGGCTCCACACCGCCCAGCGCACCACTGGCAGCCCCGCCGATAGCGCCACCGGGACCGGCGCCGCCGCCGGGCAGCCCGCCGCCGATACCGGGTGCCGGTGAAGCACCGCCCAGCTCGGTGGTGTCGGGGCCTGGCCCGCCGCTTGCCGGTGGCTGGAACCAATCGGGATGCGCCGCAGACGTTGCGGGCCACGCACCTTTACCTTGCGGCGGATGCCCGCCCCACCCGGTCGCCAACACCCGGTCGCCCACCGTCATCTGTTGATCCGGACTGGCCTGGTAAGCGTTGGGGGCGAACTGTCCACCGCCGTAGCCCTGCCACGTGCCTGGCGTGAACTGTAGGCCACCGGAAAAGCCGTTGCCGGTGTTGGCCTGCCAATTGCCGCTTGCTTCGGGACCTGCGACGGCAGGCCAGTTTCCAGCGTGACCGCCGTAGCCGGATGGTGCCCCTTGAACGGCGCCGGAAGCGTCAGTGGTCATATCCGGTCCCGGCGTTGCTCCCGGGCCTTGCAGCGGGCCGCCACCCAACCCCGCTGGGAGGCTAGAGAACCGGGTGTGAACCATCTGACCCTCTTCCCCGTAGGGATAGTTCACACCGGCCGGAAAACCTTGGTTTCCCATCGCACCCGAATGAATGACCTGCTCCAAACCCGGGAACTCGCTGGAATGCGATATCAGATATGCGGCGAACCTGTCCATGTCGGATTGGCTGCCGGTGAAGTCGATTCCGCGGTTGAGCCCTTCGGGGTTCGGCGCAATTGGAACACCCAACTGACTGGTGGCGTTAGTTGCGGTGGCCTGATGCCCAGAGTAGGTGTTCGGTGTCAGGTTGAATGCTGATGCAAGGGCTTGGATTTGGGGTGGAAATCCAGCCATGCCATGTACTTCCCCGATATCGTGCGGTAACCCGTAGGGCACCTGTCCACCAGGCGTACCGCCGGCGAAACCACCAGGAGCGCCAGGGTATCCGCCGAACGGCCCTTGCGTACCATAAGCACCGCCGCCATAACCGCCGCCGCCATATCCGCCGCCGCCGTAGCCAGCGCCATAGCCGATGCCGGTGCCACCACCACCCGCCATGAACCGGGGACCGAAAGCACCTGACACAGCGCCCATTCCGATCAGCCCGCCCGCGCCAGGCGCGAGCTGCCTGATCCCCGATTGTTCAACCATTTGGTTCATGGCGGCCAACGGACCAGCCATCATCAGGTTGCCCACAAATTTGACGATGTTGTCGGCTATACCGCTGAGCCCCTTGCTGATACCGAAGTCGTCATCAATTTTGGCGCCCAACTCTTTCATGCTGTCAACATGTTTGGTGATTGTTTTGTTTTGTTCCTGATACAACGACAGCATGGCCCCGTTCAGGGTTTGCTCATCGTGCAACAGTTTGTTTCTGGCTTTCTGAATGTCATCTTGTGTGGCGTTGGTGGTGTGTTCCAGCTGAGTGATTCGGGCGCGATCCTCCTCAACAGTGTGGCGTTCCTCCAACACCCGCTGTTCTGCCCCATAGCTTTCCGCTGTTTGGCCGGGTCGTGGCGGCGCACCGAAGCCGGGACCGTAAGGCACTTGCGGCGCCTCGGGAAGTGTGTGGCTTCCCTTTTTGCCTTTGCCTTTACTCAAGTCCCCCAACAGATCATCGTCATCCGTGGGTAAACCGCCGGCAGCCGCGTCCGGTGCGGGTGGGTGGCTGCCAGCGGCAGCGTTCGGCCCGTAAAGACTGTTCAACCAAGGGGCTAGCGCCCCCGGCCCACCTGACGGCCCACCACCCGGTAGCAGCAGCGACGGCACACCACCCGGTACTGGCGGTAACCCCCCTGGCACTCCTGGTGGGGCAGAAGGCATTCCGGGGAACAAACTGGTAACCGGCCCGACTGAAGCCTGCACACCTGCCGGTGGATGTATCACAGGCAGAGTAAACGCCATCCGCAACTCTTTTTGAATGGTTTGAAAAACATCCAACGAATTTAACGTTTCATCAATCCGGTTTTTTACTATCGTCCAAGTGTCGGCGAACCGTAAAGTCTTGTCGCTCATATCCTCAATGGTGCCCGGCGTTGATTTCAGGGCATCATTGATTCCCTCAACCGTTATCTTTCCTTGCCGTACCGCGTCGACAAACTGTTGCGCCCCTTTAGTTCCGAACAGTTTAAGACCCAGCTCTTGCATATTTTTTTCGTCGCCGATATCAATAAAATGCTTCATCTGGGTAATCGCATCTCCCAGAACGGTTTTGAAATCCAATCCTTTGTCGGCTGCCTCTTTGATCGCCCTATTCAAACCTTTAACGGTGCTGTCGGCGTTAATTCCGGCCTCGTCGAAAGCTTCTACTATGGCAGCGGTTTGACCGAAATCCAGGTGCAGGCTGCGAACCGATGGCCCCATATTTTTCAGTGTTGCCAACAGTTCGTTGACGGGTGCCCCGGTACGCTCGAACGCCCCAAACAGCTCATCTAAAGCTTGGCTCGCCGCCGGGCCGTCTTCAGTTCCGAAGGCACGCATCACTTTACCGAAGTCACGAATGTTGAGGTTGTCGCCGGTCATACGGTCCAGGTCGGCAACCTGTTTCGTCAATTCTTCCAACGGCTGCCCGGTCAGATGGAGTTGCTGCGCCAGACTACCCCCGATGCCCCCGATTTTTTCGAGAGACGATGCGGTACGAAGGGCCACATGATCGACGGAGGTTGTTATCGCCTCCAGGTCGGAACCCATTTTGCCAGTTTGTATTTCGATGCTCTTAGAAACATTGTCGAACATGAGGCCAATGTCGTACAACTTTTTAGTCACCTCGACCGCGGCGACACCAACCGCGGCAACACCACCGGCCGCCGCCAAACCGCCTGCGGTGACCTCGACACCCATTGATTTTGCCGCAGTGCTGATACCTGATAATGCGTTGGCATATATGGGCGCAACGTAAGACAGTCTGGAGGTCAACCCTTCAACCATGGCGTCCCCGGCGGTTTTGCCGTGGGCTTCAAGATGTTTGGTGAGTTCGGCGCCGATCTTGTCGGCCGCTATCCCGGTGCGCGCCGATTCCGCTAGCAGTGATGCATTGAATTTTTCGAGGGATGTTGTGCCGGCACGCGCAAACCGGCTTTCCAGCCTGGTCACCGCCGAGTCAAGCGCCCGCGAATCCAGCCTTTCAGCAAGCCCCCTGGTGAACATGCCGGAAAACTCTGCGCTAGACGACGTTCCAGCACCGCCGAAGGTGCGTTCGGCTTCCTCAACGACACGCCGTTTCGCCCGCTCATCAATTCTCGGCTCAACCCGCAAAGTTAGTGGCACAGTTCACCTCCCATCATGTAAAGCCCATATCGCCGAACATTGCCTCGGTATCTTCTTGCGCCTCTTCGTCTTCGGCGGCCTCGTCCATCGCCCGCTGTATTGCCGCCATCGGCTCAACAAACTGGAACGGTTCATACGCCGCATCCTTGCCGCCGTTGACGGCGTAGTAGGAGGCGCGCAGCCGGGCCAGCTCGTTATAGATTTCGCGTGGAACAAGTTCCCCCTCAGAGATGTAACCGCCGCGCAACGCTGTCTTGTACGCCCCGGCTTCCGGCAGTTCCGCCAGCAGCACCAGCAGCCGGCGGCTCGACAGTTTAAGCCCCCCAAACCTATCGAGGGTGCCCCGATGCCAGTCGTGAATGTCGATGCCTGGCAGCAAGTCTGACTCAATCTCCGTCGCGTACAAGACCCATCTATCCAGTGCCTCCCTCACTTTTGGGGTCGGCAGGCTTGCCCTCCTCCTCGTCGCCCTGTTCACGTCTTTCCAGCCGCCGGTCCAGCCGGGCCATAGTGCTAGTCACATCGGCGGCGCGACCACCCAGCGACTTGTATTTCTGGTACCTGAGTTCACCCCACAAGGCGATCGCCACCTGCACCGGATAAGGCGGTTTAATCAGCACACCACCTTTGCGATACGGTATTTTCAAGCCGCCCTTCATAGTTCGCATCGGCTCAATGACTTCTTCGGTGCCGTCCGGCTTTTTGATGGTGCGGGCCGGGACCACGATGTCGTCCTCGTGATCCCAGGTTTCGGTTTCTATGTCCAATTCATCCATGCGTTCCCGCTGATCATCGTCGAGCAGCCCACGCTGGGGCACCTCGAAAACTTCGTCACCAATGACGATGTCAATGCTGGCGGTGAAACCTGTTGCCTCAGCAGCCTGTTCACGTGCCTGCTGCGGGGATATTCGGCGGCGGTACACTGAAATAGCCGACTGGACGTTAGTGGGTTGTTCATGTTCTGGCATTGTGGCCGTTTCCTTTTTTGTTGTGGCCGTTGATCATTCGGGGTTGGGCTCACCAGCGGGTGACGGCCACGTAGCACCCACTGGTGAGCGATCAAGGGTTACGCCGGGGCGATCACAAAGTTGGCTGGCGTGGTCAACAGTGCGCCGCTGCCGGTCAAAGCCCCGTACTGTGATCCTGGTGTGGTCACCGTGTAGGGGCCGCCGGCCGAGCCGGTCACGTTCCACTGGCCCGCGGTGAAACCATCGTCGTTGGCGATCAGCGCCGCCAAAACCGTTGCCGCAGTGGCGTTGAACGCGATGTTGGCGGTGGTGACACCCACAAACGACAGGTTGAAAGTACCGGTCGTCTGGGTGCCCAACGTGACCAGCCAGTTGCCGGTGAGCGAACTGTACAGGGCAGACCAACCGGTGCCACCAACCCAGGTGTATTTCAGAATCGGCTGGTACACGCCGTCCTGGGTGGCCGAGAAAAATCCGTCCGGCAACGGTTCAAACGTGAGTGCCGCCGCCTCCGAATCTTTCTTGTCCTTTTTGGACGGCCCGATACCGGCGAGCCGGCAGCAGGCGTACCCGTCCACCGTGTAGAAAGGTAAACCCTGCTTACGGAATTCGGACACCATCAACACTTGTCGGTCAACGTTGTTGGCGCTCAACAGTCGAGCCCACCCAGCACCCACGTTGCCGCCGATACCCGGGGTTTCCACCAGCGCCGCACCGTTGGCTGCGTTGAGGGGCAAGTTGTTTCGCAACCTGCGGATCAACGGTTTGGCGGTTTCCACAGCGGTGAACTCGAACTGTTCGCCCTCTTCCACCAGGTCGGAGTCGAAGGGAAAGTTGCTTTGGACGATCATAAAATCGTCGTTTTTGACGTTGGGTTTGGTGCCGGGTCCGTCGCCTTCCTTGAACGCGCCGGCAATGTGCCAGCCCAGGTTGGCGGAAGGGTTGAAACCCCACACCCCGTTGGTGCGGATGAAAGCCATCAGGTCTTGCCGCCAGGTGCCGTCCACGGCGAACGGTGAAAAGTTGAATGCCCCAGTGGAAGTCAAGGGAGAAATGTCGGTGACAGCGCCGCGTGCATCGCGGATCAGGACTGCCCGCAGTTTGCCGCGCTCGAGGAAACGGTTGTCGGTGTTGATGAATCCGGCGGCGGTGTAGGTGCCTCCGGTTGCTGGCTGTGTAACCATTATTTAGTCCTTTCGGATGTTGTTGAACCGGAAGACGATCCGGCAGATAGCGGCGGGTCTGCCGCGACGCGGTTACGTGGCCTCGGTGTTCGTCGTAAACACCGGTACCGCGACGTAGGTGAGGCCGAGCGTGTATCGGCCAACTTTTTGGAGGATCATGTCGTCGCCGTAGGGCACCCAAATCGGGGATTCGGTGACCTCAACGTAATCCACGTTGACGATGCGGCCACTAGATAAAGTGATGTCCTCCACATATTTTGCCAGGCGTAGCATCCGCGAATGTGTCTTTTTGCATTCATCTTTGGCGGCTGAAATCCCAAGCGTCTTGTCGCACAACGTGTGTACCGACACGACCGGTTCGGACAAGGATTCTTGTTCGTTTTCGCTGCCGGTGATGTGGGTCACCAGCGTGAACGGCAGCGGATCGCGGAGCAGGCGGATGGACGAGCTGGGCCGCACCGGAAGCATCCACATGGCGACAACTTCCTCGGCGTCGTCGGGTGCCTCATCGTTGAGGTAGACAAGAGGTGCCAACGAAAATGCTGGTGCGCCAACACGTTCGCCGGTATGGAATCCGCCAGAGATTATTACCGATGCGATCGCTGGCTCACCTAGCTGTTCTGTCGACCCAATCCCTTTGGGGGAAGTCATTTTTCCCTACCATTGATGTATTCTTCGGTGCGGGCGCGGCACGCAAATTCGGGCACCTGGTCGCTGCCGTATTCGATGATGTGTGCGATAGGGTCATCACACTTCACAGCTACATATCGGCGTCGCCGCACAACGTGAATGGAGTCCCGGCCGGTACCGGGAGGGCGTGGCGGCGTGGCCCTGTCGTCGTGCTCCACCGGATAGATTGACTTCCAATAGTCGCGTGCCTCTTTGGCTACCTCGACCATCCCTTTAACCACATCGGGATCGTAGGACAGCGCGTCGGAAACCTCTTTCTCATCAAACATTTCCTCGAACTCCACAGCGCGCCTCCTAACCGTAACGGATGATGGACAGGACGGTCACCTTGAAAATCTCGTTGCTCTGCGGGTCCGGAAAGGGTTGCGCCCCAGCAACAATCCGGTAGGTGATGCCGTTAACGATTAACTGGCCGGTCGGGGCAGCATTGATGGCGGCCGGGACTGGTGGTGCGGTGGTTTTCCACACCTGGGTTGCCACGTTGGTTAAATATTCGGGTGTTTCAGCATCCGATAGTGGACGGTGCCGACAGTTATAGACCGGGACTTGCACTGTCCCCGGCGTGTGCTCGCCGAGGCTACCGACCACGGTTCCTGGTGTGGTGGCAACGAAAATGACCGTCTGATTTCCGAACGGCGGATGGCCGATAGTCATGTGCCGTTGAGACTTTCAGCACTGAGCGACCATCTGCCACGGCTGCTGGTGTTGACTTCGAACCGCATGGATTCTTCGGTGAGGGCGGCGTCGGCCATTACTACCAGCAGCGCTTTCATCCACGGTTTCGGTGTGTAGCCGGGTTTGATCATGTACGCCAACGATTCCGGCGGCCTGGTCTGCCAGTCGCCCAGCTCGTCGTTGAGGATTGTATTGCCGTCCACTATGACCCGCATTTTTGGTGCCATCAGCCGGCGCTCGCAACCCAGGCCGTGATGGTGCCGCCGCCAGTGATGGTGGAGACAACAGCGGCTCGCAAAAAGCGGAACGGGCTCAACTGGGAAATGCCCAGAAAAATCGGAATCTGTTGCCCTGTAGGTATGCCGGGACCGATAGGGAGAACCACCGAGGTCTGGGCGGAAACCTGGGTGCCGCTGCCGGGATCGTACAGAAGGTTGATCCAACTCACATTGTCCTGCGAACCCTGCAACTGGACTTTTCCGCCGGTCACGGTTCCGCTGGTGGTCACCACGACATTGTGGTTGTTGCGTACCCCAACGTTATCCATCACCGCACCGTTACCGACAGCCGACACCGCCGACAGCGACAGTAACGGCGGGAACCCGGCAATATCCATTCCCACGATGGCGAATGTGCCGTCCCCCATGTCTTTTGCACGTTCCCCCTGCTCGGGTGGGAAACCGGAGAGGCGATCGTAAATAACATCGGCCATTAGGCACCGTCCTGTGAAATAGTGTGCGGGCATTGAAGATTGACGCCGCCCAACAACTTTGGGGTGATAGCGGCACGTCCGTTGACAACGTTAAGCCACAACATCGGTTTTCGGCACACGTTGCATTCCACCGGCAACGGCTGGCCTTCCGGCGGGGCACGCAACTGTTCCAGCTCGGCCTTGTCAACCATTTCGGTGTTGGTTCCGGTTTCAATCAGGTGGACGATGGCCTCGCCGATAATCATGGTTGCAGCCTGCACCTGTTCGACCTGGGGCGGCGCCATGCCGTCTGTGCGGAAACCGGGTAACGGAACCAGGATGGCCGGCTGACCTTTGGCGGGATTGCCGGGGTGCGGCAATCCCGACGAAATGTGTTTGGCTATAAGCGAAGCCACAGCATCGTTGGCCATTAGGCGGGCGCATTCAGTCGATACGGTTCCAGCAGTCGCCAATTGAAAGAATCATGTT